AGTAGTCTTGGCATTAAGAGTAGCTCAACCTGCAGCTGCAGGCGACACGCTCTTGAAATGAATGATAAGGGGCCAGATTGGTGTGAAGAAAATATTCAAACTATCTTGGATTGGCTTAAGGATGAAAGCAAGAAGAGAAGTCTTCCTTTTGTTGAGGCAGTAGCTAGGGTTATGGTTAATAGAGCTATTAACAAATCCAGGAAGCTAAAGTCTAAGGAGACTCAACAAACAGCAGCTACCTAATGGCAAATTCATCGTACGAAAATGCTTGGCTAGGACTTGGCGATCTATCTACCATAGATACAACTACAAATCTAATGGTAAATAGGTCAAAAAATGATATAGAATATCCAGATAAACATCTGTTAAAAATCATGAGACAGACGGATTATTTGGGAGCTACCTGTAAGATGTTATTTAATATAGAATTACATCCGATACAGATAGCTATATTACAAGAATTTTGGCATAGGCCATTCCCCATGTTTATTGCGAGTCGTGGTTTTGGTAAATCCTTTTTAATGAGTTTATATTGTATACTTAAGTGCTCGTTTGTTCCCGGTACCAAAATCGTGGTGGTTGGTGCCGGGTTCAGACAGAGTAAGATTTTGTTCGAGTACATGGAAACTATTTGGAGAAATAGTCCTATACTCCGTAGTATATTCGGAGGTAATGAGGATGGTCCAAGAAGAGACGTTGATAGGTGCACCCTGAGATTAGGTGACAGCTGGACCATAGCTATTCCTATGGGTGATGGCAGCAAGATTAGAGGACTTAGAGCCCACATCATTATCGCTGATGAATTTGCTTCTATGTCGCCAGAAATATATGAAACTGTAGTCTCTGGTTTCGCAGCTGTAAGTGCAACTCCAATAGAAAACGTTAAACAACAAGCCAAGAGACAGGCACTTATAGATGCTGGTTTATGGAATGAAGAACTTGATGAGCTTTCTAAGAAAACTAGTAACCAAGCCATTATTAGTGGTACAGCAGATTATGGTTTTAAGCATTTTGCGCAGTACTGGCAAAGATATAAAGCTATTGTAGAAAGTGAAGGAGATATAGATAAGCTCTCTAAAATATTTAAGGGCGAGGTGCCAGAAAATTTTAATTGGAGAGACTATTCGGTAATTAGAGTTCCATACGAGCTTATACCAAAAGGTTTTATGGACGATAAACAGGTTGCTAGAGCTAAAGCTACAATTCATTCTGGTATATACAATATGGAATATGCTGCATGCTTCGTAAATGATAGTAGGGGATTTTTCAAAAGGAGTCTGATAGAAAGTTGTGTAGTGTCAAATGATAATCCAATAAGTATTAACGGTAAAGATATTTGGTTCGAAGCAAAAATTAAAGGTGATCCTAAATTAGAATATATATATGGAATTGACCCAGCTTCAGAGAAAGATAATTTTAGCATAGTAATCCTAGAGCAACATTCTGATCATTCAAGAATAGTATATTGTTGGACTACTAACAGAGCAAATTTTAGAGTTAGAAATAAAGCAGGAGTTACAAATGATCACGATTTCTATGGTTTTTGCGCCAGGAAAATTAGAGATCTTATGAAGATATTTCCTCCAGCGAGGATTGGTATGGATGCACAGGGTGGGGGTATAGCTATTGAGGAAGCTTTACACGATCCAGCTAAAATACAAGAAGGAGAATTGCCATTATGGCCAGTCATAGAGGAAAATAAAAACAAAGACTCTGACGCTCAGCCAGGTTTACACATATTGGAATTGGTTCAATTTGCCAAGGCTGACTGGACGAGCCAAGCCAATCATGGACTTAGAAAAGACATGGAAGACAAAGTTTTACTATTTCCGTTTTTTGACAATCTCAGTATAGGGTTGTCTATGGCCGAAAGCGGACAAAGTGTAGAAGAAGACGATATAGATCCACTATACGATAATCTTACTACATGTATTCTAGAAATAGAAGAATTAAAGAATGAATTAACAACCATCGTTATGAGTCAAACTAGCATTGGACCCAACTCTAGAGACAGATGGGATACTCCAGAAGTTAAACTAGAGAATGGGAAAAAGGGCAGACTCAGGAAAGATAGATATAGTTCTTTAGTAATAGCTAATATGCTAGCTAGGCAGTTACGCAATACTATGCCAGCAATACAATATGATGTTGTTGGAGGCAATACACGAGATATAGTATCTCATAAAGGAGATATGTATAAAGGACCTGCTTGGTTTACGTCCGCTGTTAATGACGACAATATTTACGGCGGTATCTATAGGAAATAGTGTATAGAAAATTAACTAATATAAATACCATAACCAATACAATAGAATTATAATGGCCAATCAAAAAAAATCACCGCAAGAAATAATTCAGGACGCCTCAGTTATACCAGAACAGGCTTATGTTACATGGTCTGATGATAATTTAGAGGGTAAGCAGTCTGCTCTTAATGAAGCATCTAAATCTTTAGATGAGTTTACGCTTGTTCAGAAGTCTACAGCTGCAAGCAGAAGATACAGTATAGACTATTCCAATCTAGATTCTAATACTTCTGGCAGACCAGGTTTAACCAGAACAGATTATGATTACTTTAGACCAGATGAGGCTGTTCCAAGCTCTAAACATGTCAAAATTATTCTCAAACGGGCAGAAGATATATACAATAGGGTTGGCTTAGTAAAAAATGTTATTGATCTTATGGGCGATTTTGCAACTCAAGGCATTTCTTTAGTGCATCCAGATGAAAAAATCCAAAGATTTTATCGTAAATGGTTTAAGAAAATCAACGGTAAAGACAGAAGTGAAAGATTTTTAAATAATCTGTATAAAACTGGCAACGTTGTTATCAGTAAGCAAACAGCTAAAATTAATAAGAAAATTGAAGATTCTTTATACAAAACCATAGGCCTTGAAGATCTGAGATCAATAGACATTAAAGAAAATGATTCTAGCATCTCAAAAAAAGAAATACCTTGGATTTATACATTCCTTGATCCTGCGTATGTAGAATCTGCTGGAGGTTCGTTATCTTCATTTGTACACAATAAAAGATACGAGGTGGTATTGCCCACTTCGATTAGAAAAATTATCAACTCTCCAAAAAGTGAAGCAGAAAAAGAGATAGTAAATAATTTACCGAGTTATATTGTTGAAGCAGCTAAGGGAAAAAATAAATACCCGCTTGACCCTAGTAAAGTTTCTGTTTTCCATTATAAAAAAGACGATTGGCAAAGTTGGGCATTCCCAATGATTTACTCGATTATGGACGACATTACAGTTATTGAGAAACTTAAATTAGCAGACATGGCCGCACTAGACGGTGCTATTTCTAATATTCGTATTTTTAAACTAGGTAATCTTGAACATAAAATAGCTCCAACTAAAGCTGCAACTGCAAAGTTAGCACAGATATTAGGAAATAATGTTGGTGGTGGAACAATGGATTTGGTATGGGGTCCAGATATTGAGCTATTAGAGAGTAGAACCAATGTACATCAGTTTCTTGGAGAAGGTAAATATGTACCACATTTAAATAGTGTATATGCTGGTCTTGGTATTCCCCCAACGCTTACAGGTACTTTTGGAGCAGCTGGTACTACTAATAATTTCATTAGTCTAAAAACACTTACACAAAGACTACAGTATGGCAGAGATGTATTATCTTCTTTTTGGAATCAAGAAATAGAAAATGTTCAAAAGGCCATGGGTTTTAAATATCCGGCTAGAATTCAATTTGACAGAATGGACCTATCAAATGAAGAATCTGAAAAAGCACTTTTAATACAATTAGCTGATAGAAGTTTAATATCCGAAGAGCTATTACATTCGAGATTTGGTTTCGATTCAGAAATGGAGAAAATCAGACTAAAGAAAGAACACAGATCAAGGAAATCCAAAAAAATGACACCAAAAGCTGGCCCTTGGCATGATCCTCAACCTGAAAATTCATTGAAGAAAATCGCATTGCAGTCAGGTATTGCTAGTCCTAGTGAAGTTGGCTTAGAGCTTTTACCTAAGAAAAATGGAGAATCTTCAGTGTTGGACCTTAAGCAACAGGAACAGAAAAGAACAAAGTTGGCAAATGATTCTAACACTGAATCTTTGCCCGGAGAACCACAGCAAGGTCGCCCCAAAAACTCTAAAGATTCAACCAAGAGAGAAGAAAAAACATTCAAACCTCAGACTGGGGCAAAACTTAATGTTTGGGCACTCTCTGCACAGGACAAAATCAATCAAGCCATAAACCCACTATTCTTAGAAATCGTCAACAAGAAAAGTTTACGGGCACTATCGAGCGAAGAATATAAAGAACTAGAAAAAATCAAAACAAATATCCTGCTCAACACTCCTCCAAACCAAACCATATCCGCCGACTCTATCAGTGCTATTGCATCACAAAATAAAATATACGATGAGTATATAAGTTGGCTTTTGGATATACAGAAGGATTTTGGTCGAGAATTATCACAGGAAGAAAAAAGACAAATTAAGGCTTCATATTATTCCATGGTGTATACAGCTAAATAGCCAACAACATAATAGGGGTTAAGTATGATAATATATCAAAATGAAATAGATGACGGTTTAACAGAAGCTCTTACTAGTACAGCTTCTATAGCGATGGCTTCTGAAGCTATCATAGTAGATGATAAATCAAATATATCTATTCCGAATTGCTTAAAAAGCATAGCTGCTATTGATGACAAAGATTTGTTTTATGTCAGATCTATTTTAGTTAGCTCGTCTTGGAATAAAAATGATGATATTTTTGACAAAAAAGAAGTTTGGGCAGCAAGACATACGCCTGAAGATAAGCCAACAAATATTGAGCATGATGAGCATGAGATCGTTGGTCACATTACTTCTAATTACCCGATAACTGTAGATGGAGAAATTATTCCGGAAGACAGTGATCCAGAAAATATTCCAGATAAATTTCACATTGTTACAGGTTCTGTTATCTACAAAGGTTATAGTAGTAAAAGCCTATCAGATCGAGCTTCTAAGCTAATCGCTGAAATCGAAGAAGGTACCAAATATGTTAGTATGGAATGTTATTTCAAATCTTTTGATTATGGCATTGAAGATCTTGACACAGGAGAGTATCGTGTATTAGCGAGAAACGAAGACACTTCTCATTTAACTAAACATCTTAGAGCATATGGTGGTACCGGACAAAAAGATAATTACAAAATTGGTCGCGTTTTAAAAGAGATAACTTTTAGTGGTAAAGGTTTTGTTGACAAACCAGCAAATGAAGATAGTATAATATTTACAAAAGATGTTTTTGCTAAAATTTATGATGACAGAAAAAATGACAAATTTAATTTTTTAGGTGTATCTAATCATAAGTCAATTTCTAGTACGGAGAAAGAAGATATGAATGAAAACAAAGCTTACGAAGAACTATCCACTAAAGCCTCTGAGCTTGAGGGTAAGGTATCCGAGCTAGAAAAGCAAAACAATACATTAATTTCATCTATTTCCGATTTAACTAAAGAACATGAGGTAGCCATGAGTAGTGCAGAAGTTAAACATACCGAAGAACTAGAATCAGTTAAGGCTGAGTACAACGAAAAAATCGCTACTTTAGAAAAGAGCGTATCAGATCTAGAAGCATCTGTTGCTGAGAAAACTGAAGCTCAAACTTCTTTAGAGGAAACAAATAAGGCTAATGAAGAAGCTTTAGCTGAATTGAATAAAGAAAAAGCAGAAATGCAATCGGAAATCGATTCACTGAAAGAAACAGTAGCCGAATATATGAAAAAAGAAGAAGAAATGAAGAAAAAAGAGAAAATGGAAAAACGAATGGCTTCATTAACACAGTCTGGTGTTGAGCATTCAGAAGCAGAAGAATTTGTTAGCAAATTCGAAGAGTTAGACGACGCAGCATTTGATGCCATGACAACTTTATTAGCCAAGAAGAATGAAGAATGGTCGAAAAAAGAAGAAATGGCCAAGAAAGAAGAAATGGCTAAAAAAGAAGAGATGGCCAAGAAAGAAGCTGCAAGCACAGAAGATACACAAGAAGCTACTGAAGAAGAAGTCACAAAAGAGTCAGCTACAGAAAACGAATCATCTGATGAAGATTTATTAGATGATGTTGAGGTAGATGCAACTGCTGCTGTGAGTGTTGGAGGTGAGCTTATTGATGAAAGCGAATCTACTAGAGCGGCTCTTGTAGACTTTGTTCGTTCCAGATTAGGCAAAAAATAAACACTATTTCTTTTAACGGAGATTAAAACTATGGCTCTAAAACCAGATCGTATCGAACTTTTAACCGATGTTTCATTTTTCATGAACACCGCAGCCACTCGTGGTGGCATTGTTTGCGCTGTAAACACTGCTAGTGGTGTAGGCGTTTCCATGGATGATTCAGACGCTGTTGTTGAATATGCTGCAACTGCATCTGCTAGTACTTTACCAGTTGGGGTTTTGTTAAACGATGTTGTTGACATCGATTTGACCAGACAGCACATCAACTGGCATAAAGATGAGGTTGTTAAGGGTGGCAAGGTGACCCTGCTTCGTCAAGGTCAGATTGTTACCGATAATGTTGTATCAACAGACACCCCAAAAGCTGGCGATCCAGCACATCTTGGAGATGCTGGTGAGTTCACAACAGACAGTACTTATGCAAAAGTTGGAACGTTTTTAAGTTCCAAAGATTCAGACGATTACGTTAAAGTTTCAGTTAACCTATAATTAATTTACGTTTAAGGAGATAAACTTATGTCCAAAGTCGATAATTTTCAACCTACTCCAGAGTTAACTGAACTACTCGTACGCTCTGGCTCCGCTAACAAACAAGAATCTGTCGAGGCAAATTCTCAGTTTGCTAAGGCACTAGAATTACCTCTCCGTCAGGGTCTGATGAGTGGTAATATTCTTGATGGCATCTTTGAGCCAATCAGACTAGCTCAAAGTGCAACTCCAGAATTTCCATTGGATTTTCTGGCTCCTGGTGACGAAAGAGATTTCGTTGCTTATACTATCCCTAATCATGGATATATTCCAGAGCGTCATGTCGAAAGCGATTATGTCATGGTTCCAACCTATGATATCGGTGCCAGCATTGACTATCTGTTAAAGTATGCCCGTGATGCTCGTTGGGATGTCGTTGGTCGTGCGATGGAAGTTCTTGAAGGTTCTTTCGTCAAAAAGATGAACGATGACGGGTGGCACACACTTCTTGCCGCCGCAGTCGATAGAGATCTCGTAGTTTATGATGCTGATGGTGATCAGGGTCAATTTACGAAGAGACTTGTTAGCCTCATGAAGACCGTCATGCGTCGTAATGGTGGTGGTAATAGTGCTAGCAACAATCGTGGTTCTTTAACTGATCTCTATGTTTCACCAGAGGCAATGGAAGATATTCGTAACTGGGGTGTTGATCAGCTCGACGAGGTTACTCGTAGAGAAGTTTACACTGCAGCCGATGGCGCTGTCAACCGTGTGTTTGGCGTCAATCTTCATGACCTTGATGAGCTAGGTGTTGGCCAAGAGTATCAAGACTTTGCTGTTACTACTCTTGGCAGAACCTTCAGTGGTAGCATCAGCTCCAAGGAAGAGTATGTTGTTGGCCTCGACCTGTCTCGCAGAGATAGCTTTATCATGCCAGTCAGACAAGAAGTTCAGATCTTTGAAGACGATAGCTTACATCGTCAGAAGAGAGCTGGTTTCTACGGCTGGGCTGAGCAAGGCTTTGCTGTTCTAGATAACCGTCGTGTTCTTCTTGGTGCTATCTAATAGTAGACACCTTAAGAGATAGGGTTTATTTAAAGCCGCTCTTTCCGGGGCGGCTTTTTTATTAAAGGTGTATACTACAATATAGTATTCTTCTAAAGAAACAAAGGTGTAAGTTCTATGGCAGCAGGCAAACACGACTTTAGCATAGAGCAAGGATCATCATTTCATATGTCTGTTGTTTACAAGGACGCTAATGGTAATCCTGTTGATATTACCGATTGGTGCGCTAGACTAATTTGGAAAACAAGCAATAATAATGTTCAGATTTTTTCTACTGAAAACCTTGATTATAGCGATTACAAATTTGAGATTACAGGATCTGATGGAAGGCTAGATCTTAGATTTCCAGCTTCTAAGACTAATAGTTTTTCTTTCAATAACGCTAAATATGACTTAGAGTTACAATCTGATGATGATTATTATGCCGATGGTGGTAAATATACTATTAGAATTTTGTATGGAACAGTAACCATAGTCAAGAGATTTAGTAAATCTACAGATCTACTAGAGTGCCAGACATGAGCGATGAAGAATATTCGGTAGCAGTTAGTACAGATAACTATACAATTGAAGTTGATACTTCTTCTGACAACCTATCCTCTTCTGTTGCTATAGAAATCAGCGACCCTGTATCAAATACAGTAGAAGTAAATACAGGACTGGCTAATAATGTTATTCACGCTGCTGACATAATTGGTCTTACCTCACAAATTAATGATGTTCTTCAGTCTGAAGATATTGGTGTAAATACTAATAAAGGTTACTTGAATATTAGTAGTGATACATATCTAGATCAAGAGAGTCAGATTATTTTTGTTGATTCTGGCTCTTCCGATGTTAATGTGTATTTACCAACTGCTAGTGGTATTGGAGGTTATGAAATATTGGTTAAAAATATTGGAGATAATAATGTTATAGTACATGGTAGTGGTTCTGAAACAATAGATGATATTGCTTTTTTTAGTATTAATTTCAAATTTCAAAGTTCAACTTTTGCCTCTAACAATAGCAACTGGTTCATAGTATAAATTAAAATCTGGAGAATATAAAAATGTCATATTTACCGATACCTGCCAGTAGGGTTCCTTCTGGTATAGTATTTTTTGGAGCTGATGTAGACGATAAAGTATTAGACGGCAATGCTAGTTTTACTATCGATACTGCTGGCGCTTCTTTGCAAATTCCAAATGGAGGATATATAGGTAGTCAGGATGATAATGACTCTATACAGATTGCTAGTAATGGTAATGTTACAATGAGTCAAAGTCTTAGTATTACTGGTAATCTTACTGTTAATGGCACAACAACCACAGTAAATAGTACTACTGTTACAATAGATGATCCTATTTTTACATTAGGCGGAGATACTGCTCCGGGTAGTGATGACAATAAAGATCGTGGTATCTCATTTAACTGGCACAATGGTGTAGCTGCTAAAACAGGCTTTTTTGGTTTTGATGATAGCACTGGAAAGTTTACTTTTGTTCCAGATGCTGCAATTAGTAATGAAGTTGTCGTAAGTGGTGCTGCTGGTACTATTGTTGCAAATTTAGAGGGTAATGTTACTGGTGATTTAACAGGAACCGCAGACGATGCTGATGGTTTATCTAGTTCTGTTACTGTTTCGTTAGGAGGAGAACTAAGTGGTAGTTCTACATTCCAAAATGCTGGAGATACTTGTAGTATTACTGCTTCCTTAGACACATCTGCTATTGACGGCCAGACAGAGTTATCATCAGCTCCTGATGCTACTAATGATTATATACTGATTTATGATGCTAGCGCAACAGCTTTAAAGAAAATTAATAGAACTAATTTTGTTAGTGGTCTTGGAGCTATGAGTAGTTTTGATATTAGTGACGGTAGTACCACTCAGACTATTCAAGATGGTAATACATTAACATTTGTAGACGGTACTAATATCGATGTTGCTGTTAGTGCTACAGGTTTAGTGACTGTTGGTATTTCCGATGCTGGTCTAAATTCTATCGCTAGCTTAACAACAGCTGCTGATAAGATGATTTATACCACAGCTTCTGATACTTATGCTGTTACTGATTTAACTAGTTTCGGTAGAAGTTTGATTGACGATGCCGACGCATCTGCTGCAAGAACCACTTTGGGTGTTGATGCTGCTGGTACTGATAATTCTACAGATGTTACGCTTAATGCGGCTTTAACTGACGTTTTATCTCTGTCGACTCAAGAATTATCTGCTGTTGACAATGGTAGCGATGCCGTTGTTGGCTGGGATGACTCTGCAGGCAAATTGACGTATCTTTCTGCTGCTGATGTTAGAACAGCTATCAATGTGGACGTGGCAGGTACCGATAATTCTACAGATGTTACTCTGGCTGCTGGTCGTGATTATTTAACGATTTCTGGGCAAGAGATTACACTTGGCCTAATTGATATTAGTGATGATACCAATTTAGCTGTAGATAGTACTACTATCACTTTAACTGGCGATACTCTTTCTGTTACTACTGGAGGTATTGATACTGATCAGCTTGCTGCTGGTGCTGTTACAGAAGCAAAAATTGAAAGAACTGTTGACAGCTCTTTTGCTGATAACGATACCATTGGTTCTGATATTAATTTGGTAGCAGGTGGCTCTGGCGGTATCACTGTTAAGTTGCCAGCTCCAGCAAGTGGTAAATTAGTAATTGTAAAGAAAACCGATAGTGCTGCAGGCGCTGTGACTGTTGCTAGAAATAGTTCAGAATCTATTGATGGCGCAAATAGTGTTGCTTTATACTATCAATATGAAAGTTTCACCTTTGTTTCTGATGGAACAAATTGGTTTGTTGTATAATAGTTTTTAAAAAGGTACAGGATGCAAAGTATAACTTTACAGACCAATGATACCATTGTGGTATCTGGAGATATACTAGGAAGATTACAATTTGCCGCCTCTGCAGAGTCTGATGGAGGGGCGGCTCGTTTAATAGGCGCTGGTATATACGGTATGGGTGAGGGGTCTTTTAGCTCCTCATCCAACCCTGCTTCTCTGGTATTTATAACTTCTGATAACGATGCCAATGCTGCTAGTGCCAAACTCAAGATTTCTCACGAGGGACATTTTTTACCAATATCAGGCAGCTATAATATCGGGGAGTCTGGCAATAGATTTAATAGTATTTACGGTACAGGTTTAGCTGGATATAGCCTCGAATTAGCCTCTAACGTGCCCTCTGACACCACAAATAAGTTATACAATGATGGTGGAACCCTGAAATTTAATGGTAGTGCTGTGGGAGGCGCTGGAGGAGGTCTTGATAATGTTGTAGAAGATACCACGCCCCAACTAGGAGGTAATTTAGACCTTAATTCTTATAGTGTTACCGGTGTTGGCAATATAAATATAGATGGAACTATAGAAGCTAATTATATATATAGTGATCTTGATGGACCAATTGTAATTGAATGTAAAAATTCTACTGGTTCAACCATACCTGCTGGAACCCCTGTTTATGTAAGTGGATACTATGGAACCAATGGTAAAGCGTTGATTGCACCTGCTGATGCGGCAGATTCGAGCAAGATGCCAGCTATTGGCTTATTAGAGATAGCTCTTAACGATGATTCTGAAGGTTATGTTCATTGCTTTGGCTTATCTATAGGCATGAGCACCGCTTCTTTTAGTGTCGGAGATACTGTTTATGTGGCTAGCGGTGAAGGTATAACAAATACCAGACCAACTGCTAGTAATGTTTTAGTTCAAAATATTGGTAGAGTATTACGTAGCGATGCTAGTCAGGGCAGAATTCTTGTATTAGGTCCTGGTAGAACTAATGATGTTCCAAATAGCGGAAATTTTGACATATTAAGCGTTACCAATAGTGTTACTGCTGGTAGTTTAGTGAAGTCTGGAGGAACTAGTAGTCAGTTTTTAAAGGCTGACGGAAGTACAGACAGTAGTACATACCTAACCTCTCACCCCTCCATATCTGCTGCCTCTAGTAGCGACAATAGTGGTCGTACATATATTCAGGATATTGGTCTTGATTCTTTTGGCCATGTAACCAGCATAGCTACTGCCACAGAAACTGTTACAGATACAGATACTAATTACTATTTAGATGGAATTACAAAGTCTGGCAACACTCTTACTTTTAGTGTTAATGGTACATCAGATCAAGATTACACTTTTGGATCTAATGCATTTACTTCATATACAGATCATAGTATACAAGGATACTTGACAGCTCATCCAACCATTACTGCTGCTAGCTCTGTGGATAACTCAAACGGAACTGTTATTCAAGACATTACGCTCGATAGCAATGGTCACGTTACTGCTTTAGGTTCTATTGACCTTGATAGTAGATATTACACAGAGACTGAGATAGATGCTTTTAACTATGTTGATGGCAATGGCACAGCAAGCTATTTACCAAAATGGAGTGATACTGATACTTTGACTAATAGTGTTGTTTATGATGACGGAACAAACATTGGTATAGGACAAACTTCTCCATCATACAAGTTAGAAGTTAATGGAAATATTGGTTTAACAAGTGATGGATTTTATGCTAGTCCAACAGGCGTTATGATTGGTACAAATGGATGGCTTTATAACGATGGTCAAATTGCAGTTTCTCATGGCAGCTTTAGTTCGAATGGAGATGCCCAAAATAGCGTTTATATGCTTAGGGGGTCGACCACAAATGCTACTTTTACAACCATTCAGAACAACGGATCTGATGTAATCTTAGCTTCAAACAGAACTATGATTTTCACCGCAAATATAGTTGGACGCAGAACAAATGGCTCAGATAATGCTTCTTATAAACTTGAGGGAATGTTGTACAACGATGGTTATGGAGCTTCTATAATAGGAACTCCGGTAAAAACAACTATAGGAGAAACAGATTCTTCTTGGGATGTACAGGCAACAATTTCTGGTGCTGGTGCTGGAGGTAGTGACTATCTAAATATACAAGTTAAAGGAGCATCTTTCAAGAATATTAATTGGGTAGCTAAACTAGAAATACTGGAAGTTGGCGGAGACATTAGCAGCTATACAGAGGCCAATATATTAGATATTGATCCTGATATTATACCATAAGGAATACCATGGGTTCAAAATTAGAAATAGATAATATTGTAGCCGCAAGTGGATTAAACTTAACAAGTCCAACAGTACCTTCTTCTGTTACAGATACTGGTACGGCTGGCGATATTAGTTGGGATAGTAATTATATTTATGTATGCACGGCAACAAATGCATGGAAAAGAACGGCCGCTCTATCTTCGTGGCTTCCGGATATTGCAGGATTACAACTTTGGCTAGATGCTGATGATAGTGATACAATTACATTAAATGGTGGCACTGTAAGTCAATGGAATGATAAGTCTGGTAATGGTTATAATGTGAGTCAGAGTACTGCTAGTAATCAACCAACCTATACAGCTTCCGCCTTAAATGGCAAAAGTGTTGTGCGTTTTGACGGGGGCGATGAATTAAACGGTTCTGCCACTGTTGTTGGAGGCTCTACAAATAGAACAGTGTTTGTTGTCTTTAATTGTAATAATTTCGGTACAACGCCAGCGTATGGCGTTACTCTTGGGGATTCTACTTCAAATGGAGAAAGCTTTGGTGTGAGTAGAGAAATTGCCGTTAGAGTAAATAGTGGGTATCGAACGTGGACTACTGCTGTAGACTCTACTCATGCAATAGTAACTATTGTATTAGATGGAACTAGTACAACAGGTCTATCGGCATGGAAAAATGGTTCTATCTTAACTGCCAATCTTACATCAGCACGAACTCTAAATACCGCCGCTGGCTTCATTGTTGGTAACGGTACTGCTGGGGGAGAGCTTAATGGAGATGTGGCTGAGATTATTGTATACAATTCCGCACTGTCTACATCAGACAGACAAAGCGTTGAGTCTTACCTATCTATAAAGTGGGGTATATCATGATATTTTATGTATTTGACACAGAAGCTGAAGCAATCGCTGCTGAAAATACTATTGTTACCAATATTAAAACATGGGTACAAACATATTCGCCAGATGCTATAGGTCCAGATGGAAATAGTCTTAGGGGTAGAAACGCTAAAACTGGTGAACTTGTAGAAGTTTATACAACCAAGTGGGCTATTCCAAAGGAAAGATTGGATGGTAAATGGGTTTTTGAAAAACCTACACAAAATGCTTTGGGTCCGGTGTCATTAGATAGTGTAATAAATGGTATTACAGCCACAGAAGAAACTTATGATTCTTCTTGGTTTCCGGAACCGGAATTATTATAATGTCTAATTTCTTAATAGATTATATAGCAAGTGCAAATGGGTTAAATATAGCAACTGACACTCCTACTAGTGGCTACGCTATCGGAAGCGTTGGAGATATAGCATGGGATAGTGACTATATCTATATCTGCACCGCTACTAATACATGGAAAAGACTGGCACTATCTACCTGGTGAGAATAAGTTTTGATTCGCAATAATAAAAAAATAGCGGTACTTTTGTGGTTATATCACACAGATTTAACTCAAGAGTTCATATCTCTTTTGAGTGACACTGAAGATATTTTTGACATATATCTTGCTTTATACGAGAACCAAAACAATACAAAAGCTATCTTTAATTTTAGCTTTTTGCCTAATCTAAAAGATATAAGTTTTTATCCCAATGTTGGTGCCGATATATACTCTTTTATTCATCAGATACAAAAAATCGACGAATCCAAATATGATTATTTCATTAAGATTCATAGTAAAAAAAGTAAATGGGGAATAAAAAATATTTGCAATTGGAGAGCTATGCTTTTGGATTCTTTAATTGGTGATAGGTTTACAATACATAAAAATATAGAAATTATGAATAAATATGGATATGGAGCAATTGGCTGTCGTCCTCTGATCTACAAAAACACAGAGCATAATCACGCATCAAAAATTGATCAAGTATTAAAAAGCATCAATTTGAAACCTAAAGAAAGAAAATTTATTGGAGGGAATATGTTTATGGGTAGGTTAGACCTATATCACAACTACTTTTTAAATTATGGAGAGTATTTCAAATATCTAATCAGTAATGAATTCGGTAAGGTAAATGAAACACACGATGGAACTTACTGCCATTCACTGGAAAGAATTTTTGGATACATAGCCGCTCAACATGGTATTGGTAATTGTGTGACAAACAATTTTAACATCAGAGTAAACGATCAAAAAGCTAAATACAGATCTTTACAGTTCAGACACATGTACAATCAAGACATCTATTGTGTACTTCAGCCAAGCATATACGGTAAAGCTCATGATATAATAGGTGACAATATGAGTATAATCTGGAATAAAAATAGCTCTCTTATTATGGCTAAGTATTCACAAATATCTAAAAATATCTATATTAATAATAAGCATATTTTCCAATAAATTATTTGACCATTATAACGAATATATCCTTAGAAAACCGTATTTAGTGTATTGAATAGATATATTGCAATATAACACATTTAAGGGCCTTTATTATGTCATGGCAGCTAGAAATACCTATCATTGTCAGATCTTGGATTAATGATCTATCAGATTCGCCAACATATAGTGATGAAAGAATACAACAGTTAATTCTTGTTGCTGGTCAATATGTTTCGTTGGAAGTCAATTTAAAAAACACATACAGCATAAACTTGGTAGATATGGAGATTACTCCTGACCCTACCCTATTGGGAGAAAAAGATTTGGATTTTATTGGACTTACAGCTCTTAAGGCCGCCTGCATACTTGATCATAGCTCTTTAAGAACAAAAGCTGCAATGGAAGGTATCAGGGCATCTCTGGCAGGAGCCTCTCTTGCTATAGGAGGAGCACTTAAAGGTTATGAAACTATAATCAATCAAGGACCATGTGCCTTATATACTAAGCTGAGAATGGATTATGAATTTGGAGGTGCGCAAGCTATTAGAGCTGTACTTAGTCCGTTTGTTGGTAATAACTTTGACCCAACTTCCTTGTCGTATCCGGGCGATTTTCGTAGAGACATATATAGCTAAGGAGTATATAAATGCCAGCTGCCACTTTAAATTACAGCATAGAGCAAGGTAGTGATTTTGAAATTACTTTTCAATACAATGACTCAAATAACAATCCTATAAATTTATTAAATAAATGCGTAGTATTGCAGATGAAGCCTGTTGATGGCGATGGCGGCTGTTTAACCTTTTCTTCTGCTGCCAATGCTAGTCTAAATGTAAATGGGTGGTCGCTTGCTGGTAATAGTGATGGTCAAATAGTTTTTAAACTATTAGGATCAGAAACCAATCAATTAGATTTTACCAAATCTTCCTATGATTTGGATGTTATTGATTATAGTCAAAATAACACCTTGGTCTCTAGTAGCAGACTAGCCACTGGCAATATTTTTATTATCGGTAGAGCTACAGCGTATTTAAAATCTTGTCCAAATTCTACTTCATATAGAGGTGCTTGCGGTGGAGGTGGTGGCAATACTGTTACAAGGACAACTTACAATGATTTAATATTTTCAGATGCTAATTTTTCTGCTAGTGAATTTAATAATACAGATTTCTCTAATGCTATATTTAATAATTGCGTTTTTAGTAATGCGGATTTTTCTACATCTACTACTACCGATGCTGTTTTTTCTCAGGTTGATTCTGTTTCTGACGGAGGTACAGATGGTGACACCACCACTGATACTGATACCGGAGTAAATCAATCAGATTTATGTATAGATCAGTGTTTATCGCTAGATCTGTATTCTGTTGTATATACAGGTTCAGGTATTACAATACTCGATGAGAGTACAGTTAGTGGTACCATATCTGTGGACGAAACTATTCGTACTATTGATTCTATTGATATAGCAATAGGAGGTCTATCTCATACCAATCCTCAAGATTTAATATTTTCATTGGTTCCGCCATCTGGCTCTGGTATATTACTTTCATCTAATCACAAAATACCAAATTATGTAGATAATTTTAACTACATATTCTCTAATAAGGCTGCGCCCACAAAATATTTACACAATATCAATAATGGAGAATACTGTAGAATTTATGACAAGTCTAATCCAGATTATTTATCCTCATTTGACCATATGGTTGGCCATGTTGGTTCCGGAGATTGGTCATTGTATATCCAGGATACCGACCCCATAGCATCTGGCTCTATAGATTCCTGGAAAGTTATTATAACATACGAGGCATAAATATGAATATTACATCTGCATCTGTTAGTTCTGATAATCTCAAAGCTTCGATACTAAACATGCAACTATCAGTAGATTCTTCTATTAATACATACTCTATTTCTAAAAAGATAATACAGTCTAGTTATCTTAAGACTGCTGATAAAAATATATGCACTATTGTTAATAATAATAGCTTAATATCTCCAAAGATTACTATCAATGATTAATTTTGAAAATCTTATTACAACAGACTTTAAAGAAGTTTTTAATTCGGCCATAGACTATCTGTTAAGTGAAAATGGTCTTAGTGTCAAGAGTAAGTTACTATTTTATGGCGGTAAAGAGACTACCTGTAGTAACTGTATACGAGATCCGATATCTCATTTTTCTGGTTCAGTATATAATGGTACTGGTCCTTCTCCTTTTCCTGATGGTGGCATATGTCCTGTTTGTATAGGACATGGTTTTATTAGTTCTGAATCTTCTGAAGTTATAGATATTATTGCTGTATTTGACAGCAAATATTGGATTAATATATCCTCAGATTATGTTAAAATTTCAGATGGCTACGTTCAAACATTATCCAAAATAGATATGATTAGCAAGATTAGAAATGCTAGTGAAATTATTTTCGACACCAGTTTAGAGAAATATGGCTTATATCGTTACGAAAGAGCTGGAGATCCAACACCAGTAGGCTTAGGTTCAAACAAATATATTACTACCATGTGGAAGAAAAAATGAATTTTAGCCTTAAACTTGTAGATACTGTTTCTGATGTGAACAAAAAGATTAAAGTCGCAATAGCGGATAAAATAAATGTGGTATTCCGCAAGGCCCTGAAACCCATAGAAGATAGCCTAAGACCACTGGTAGTCAAAGCTCTGCAAAACGAGCCAGAATATGGATCATTAATTTCTGGTAAATTAAGATACGATTTTGGTATCCGTGATTCTGGTAGCATAAGCAGAGTTGTCGAAGCTTTGGCAGCAAGCTCCACTGCTAAACTTAGACCTGTGACCGCTACTGGCGGACGGTTATCTGGTGGCATATCAATAGGTTTTATGAAAACCGACGATATGAGTGGTTTAATATACACAGATCTTGCATCAGTAATTACGGAAGATAGTAAGGTTTTACCCTGGTTGGAATGGCTACTTTATCATGGCACTTCTCCTATCATCAAAAGATATCAAGTAGAATATGGTCCAAATCCTAATTCTAGAACAGGCAATGCTATTATGGTTCATTCACAATCCGACTGGTCTGTACCATCTAATTTTTCTGGCAGAGTTAACGATAATTGGACTACTAGAGCTGCTTCTAAAATTAGTGATAACGAAATAACCAATATAGTACAAAAAAATATAGAAAGATATATATGACAAAATTTCATAATGTTTCTTCTATTTCACAAAGGTACAGCATAGCAACACTAGAAGAAAATATCAAATCTTTTCTAGATTGGTCATTTTTGCAAATAGGTGGTTTTATAAATGTGGATTCTGCTACAGAAGATATGAGAGGTAACCACTTTAATGTGCTAAAACCTACAGAATCTAATCCTAAAATATGGCAAACTGCCAGGAAAGATTGGGTTTATGAAACTGGCGTGAGTGTTGATGGCAGTTCTCCCACTCCTATTTCTGGCATATATATAGATTCAAATTTTATTGCTGGACCAACAGGATCTGGCAATAATACTTATACAATCAATTATCCTCTTGGTAATATTGTTTTTGATAATACTATTTCAGCTAATGCTAATGTTAGACTAAATTACAGCTATAGATACATACAAACATACAAAAGTAGTGATTGTGTTTGGTGGAAGGAATTGCAAAAACAAACATATTTATTAGCTAATCATATTAATAATCAAGCAGACTACAAAATTGATTCTTTACACAGAATGCAGATGCCAGCCATAATGATCGAAATTGTGCCAGGAACTAATTTACAGCCCTGGGGTTTAGGTACTACAAGAAATATTATTTACCAAGATGTATTTTTACATATTTTTACTGAAAATATTAATCAAAGAAACACTATTTCAGAAATACTATTATATCAAAAAGAAAAACACTTTAGACTTTTTGACAGCAAATCCGCAGTAGCAGATCAAAAATATACATTAAATTATAATGGCTCATTAAATACCAATGGCTATCAGTATGAACAACTAATTTCTAATTATCCGTCTTTATGGTGTAATATTGATAATAGTACCACAATAGAATTTAATACTTTTTCTTCCAGATTATTTGGATCTACACTTAAATGGATAATCGAGATATTTCCATAATTTTTGGTGTATGTTAACTTAACAGCACACTTTCCAAAATACAATACGGAGAATTAAACATGGGTAATAGAATTTATTATGCTTCACACTCAGTAGCCATAGGCGGCACCACATTAACAGGTGTCCAAAGTGTCGGTGTAAGCACTACATACAATAGAGAACCTGTTTTCCAATTAGGGCAATTAGCAGTATATTTAGATCAGGAAAGTATTGCTGACGTAGAAGTAACCATTTCTAAACTTATGGATGGTACCATGCCTATGTATCTTTTGGCTTGTGGTGGAAGCAGTGCTTCTGGCCAAAGTATTACAGCATTATCAGAAAAACAATGTGATGTTACACTAAGTACCTATGATGATGTAACTGGCAGCCATATTAATACAGCAAGTATGCCAGATATGTATATTTCTAACATTAGTTATAACTTTTCTGTTGAAGGCAATGCTACTGAAGATATTACCCTTGTTGGCAATGTTAAGAAAAGTAATGTTAGTAGTGGTGCCAGTAGTGGTAGTTCTATTCCCAATACAGGCGTTGCTGCTCTAGGAACGAAAGTGATTGCTGCTAGACAACACATTACTGGTATAGGTGGACAAAATGTTACTTTTAGTGTGGATTTGAGCAGAGAACCTTTATATGCTTTTGGGCAGTTGCTACCAACTGTTAGACTCGCTCAATTTCCTATCGAGGTCACTACAGAAATCGAATACCTTGCCACTAACGCACTGGATGGTACTGCTAGTACAGATTCTAGCGGTTGCAAGAATTATAGCGCTGGAGGTTCGTATAGCGGTACTTTAGCTGCAACTGTTTGTCATTTTGCAAGTAGTGGTAGTAGCGGTAGCACCCAGACTGTTGTTAGTGCCGGTAACTCTAATGTTATCACTAGTGTTAATTATAGTGGCGGTGATGCTGGTGGTGGAAATGCTACAGTAACATATAGCTATAGAAACTATAATACTTTTACTGTTACTTATAGCTAATTAGATATTTTACAAATCAGATTAAGGAATACTTATTAGGATATAGGAATTATGGATGAAGAAATATTTAATATTATAGGCAAGATGTACGTTGATTTTTATCAAATGAAAATGTACATCGAGGATATGCAAAAACAAATTCAACAAAAAGATCAGGAAATTCTTTCTTTAAAAAATGCTGTAAGCAAGGAACATGAATGATTCAGACCTGGAGCTTCTTCTGTATAGAATTATTAACAAATATTTTATCTTTTACTACAATGAAGAAGAATATACTCTATATCAATCAGATGGTGAAATTAAATATAGAGCACAATTAATATATGAACAGATTATTAATGACGAAAAATATGACGCATGGCCAAGAGAAAAGGATGTAGAGAATAATCTTTTAAGACTAGGAATATGGAATATGCAAAGCAAGTCTCAGATTGAATTTATGGAAAAACAGATTGAGAACGATAAAGTAGATTTGTATAAAAATTATAGAGTTTCAGCATATCGTAAAAAATTTCAGAACAGCATATCTGCAAAAAGAAAAGGCATAGATCAATTAATAGGACCAAAAAATGATTTTTATACTAACACATTAGAGTTTTATGCTTCTAATATTAAAAACCAATATATAATATGCAGAACTTTAAAAAAGAATAATAAACAAATTTTTAAGGACAATGATACAGATTCTATACTTTTTAACAGTATGCTTTCTAAAATAAACACCTATTCTATATCGATAGAAGATTTTAAATATTTGGCTAGATCTCAATTTTGGAGATCCTATTGGAATGCCAATAAAAATAATGTTTTTAGTGGTTCTGTAGATTCTTGGAGCGATGACCAAAGAGTTTTAGTCAATATATCAAAAATGTATGATAGCATTTATGAACATCCAGAATGTCCTGAAGATGATATCATAGAAGATAGTGATGCTTTGGACGGATGGATGATTATGCAGAAACAAGAGAACAAGAAACAAAAACAACAAAAATCTCTTGATCAAAAACTAAATCCCAAAATGAAAAATGCTCAATCAATATACTTGCCTGCTTCTGATGAGCAATCTAGACAAGATATAATGAATCTTAATAGTTTTGAATCTAAATCTCTGATAGAACAGGATAGACAGGCATTAAGAAAAGCAGCCGCAGAGGGCAGAAGCCTAAAAGATGCAGAGTTACCATCTTCGCAACACAGATATATACAACAACATCAAGCCAAGATACAGTCTAACAAAGGAAAATAAAATGACCAGAGAACAAGATATATTAAATTCTGTACACAAAAAATTCCAAACAACAATGATAGGATCTTTAGCTAAATTTGAAAAAGCTTTTGGGTATTTATGGCTACAAGATAACAGCAACAGAGAAAAATTTGAAGAAATATGGGATAATACCAGAAACGAAATATTAAATAATGGGAATAAACAATCTAGGGCAGCAATTAATGAATTAAAAGAGTATATGGCTGGTGGTTTACCTTTTAAAAAAGTAGAACAATACAGAAATTTTCGTGATTAAATATAGAAACAGGAGTTAAGATGAATACTAAAACATTTACAGCAACAGTAGACGGCAAAGAAACCACCTTTCTAGTAAAAAGTCCAACGCTAGAGGATCAGAGAGGTGGTCAGAAAGCATATAATCAGGCTTTTACAGATGCCTTAAAGTCAGATAGTATTGTTAGGGCAAAACTAGACGATTTATTAAAAGAGCAGGGATTATGGAACGATAATAAGCAAGCAGAGTTCAACACGTTGCAAAAAGAGATTCTGGATGCTGAGCAAAGAATTGCTGCTGGTGGTTTTAGTCTTAACGAGGCTAGGGATCTTGCTATTCAGATCAAGGATAAACGTGATAAAATTAGAGAATTAATTAGTGTTAGAACTAATTTAGACTCTCATACAGCAGAAGGACAGGCTGATAATGCTAGATTTAATTATTTGGTTAGTGTTTGTGTGGTGTATAATGATAGTAAGAAAAAATACTTTGAAAATTTAGCAGACTATTTACAGAGATCCACAGATGAGGTTGCTCTCAACGGGGCTCAAATGTTGGCTAATATGATGTATGGTTTGGATAGTAATTATGAAAGCAATTTGCCAGAAAATAAGTTTTTGAAGAAATACAAATTTGTAGACAAAGATTTAAGATATATTGATAAAAAGGGAAGATTGATTGATCAAGAAGGGCGACTTATTGATGAAAATGGCAGATTTATTAATGAAGAAGGAAAATACGTTGATAAATACGGAAAGCTTATCGATGAGGACGGAGATTATATTGTTGATAGTCAGCCATTTCTGGATGAAGATGGAAACCCAATTATTATTGATGAAGAAGATTCTACTGAAGAACCAAAAGAATCTACCGAAGATACAAATGACTCAGAGGAAACTGCAGAATCAGAGGATAAACCAAAAACAAGATCAAGAAAAAAATAGCCTTTTGACAATCATTAAAAATTTGCTTTATCCCCATTCAAGCATTGATTTTGTTTGGGGATAATTTCATATAAAGGGAACAGTATATGGCCAAAGGCTTTAACTTAACTGCAGAACTTAATCTTAGAGGACCTGCTAATGTTAGACAGGTTGTTTCTAATATTAACAAACAGCTTAAGAATATCAAGGGAACTGTTAATCTCACCATAGATCCTAATAGTGCTAAATCTATTGCTCAAGTTAATAAAAATCTAGTTCAATTACAAAAGAACTTAAACAATGTTAGATCTTCTGCTAGGGCTGTTTCTAGCAATTTATCTGGTATTGGTAAACAGTTTAATAATATTAGCACTGCTGCTACAAAGGCAGCCACGACAACACAAAATGCGGCCAAAAATATCAATAGCGTAGGACAGCAATCTCAAGCTGCTGCTAATCAAATAGGTAAAGCTGGAACTTTAATGGAAAGTTTTGGTAAACAGTCTGCCCTGGCTGTTAAAAGATTTGCTGCTTTTAGCTTGGTAACAAGTACTGTATTTTCTCTAACTAATGCTATCAATCAAGCTTTTAAACAATTTGTGGAGTTCGATAGACAGCTAGTGCGATTACAGCAGGTTACAGGTAAAACTGCTGCTGGTCTTAAAGGTATTTCCCAAGAAATCAGTAATCTATCTCAGAGTCTTGGTGTTTCATCTTCTGATTTAATTAGCGTATCTACTACGCTTGCTCAGGCTGGTTTATCTGCAAGAGAAACAGAAAAAGCTTTAAAGGCATTGGCTCTTAGTGCATTAGCTCCATCATTTGATGATTTGAATAGAACTGTTGAAGGTAGTATTGCTTTAATGCGTCAGTTTGGTATTAGTGCCGGCGACCTAGAAAAAGCCTTGGGTTCTGTTAATGCTGTAGCAGCTAATTTTGCTGTCGAAGCTGGTGATATTATCGCTGCTATTCAGCGTACTGGTGGTGTGTTTGCTGCCGCTAGTCGTGGGGTTAGTGAAGGTACAGATGCTCTGAATGAATTTGTTGCTGTTTTTACCAGCGTTAGAGCTACTACTCGTGAAAGTGCCGAAACAATCGCTACTGGTTTAAGAACCATTTTCACAAGAATACAGAGAGGGTCTACTATTGATGCTCTTAGAGAATTCGGTGTAGAACTACAAGATGCTGAAGGTAAATTTGTTGGTGCTTATAAAGCCATACAGTTATTATCTCAAGGGCTTAATCAACTGGATCCGAGAGATGTCAAATTCTCCACACTGGTAGAAGAACTTGGTGGATTTAGACAGATTGGTAAAGTGATTCCATTAATTCAACAATTCGCAACAGCGCAACAGGCTCTGGCTGTAGCACAAAGAGGGCAGGGTTCGTTAGCAGAAGATGCAGCAACAGCTCAATTATCCTTAGCAAATCAAATTGCAAAAGTTAGAGAAGAATTCCTTGATCTTATTAGAGAAATCGGTGGCACAGATAGCTTTAAGGCTATTACAAAAGGCGCACTTGATCTCGCTAGCGCATTAATACAAATAGCTGATAGCGTTAAAGGTGTGCTTCCTGTACTAGGAGTCTTGTTAGCCGGCAAGGGTCTTAAAGCAGGGTTTGGTTTTACCAAGGGTTTTCTTGGCGGACTTAAAGGGCAGGCTGATGGAGGTCTTATAAAACCGTATGCTAGTGGAGGAATGGTAGACGTTGCCTTAATGCCCGGCGAAACTGTTATAAGCCCCAAGCTTGCTAAAAAAATTGGTATGTCTACCCTTGACAGAATGAATAAAGCTGACAAGATGGCTAGTGGCGGTTTAGCTAAAGTGCCTGGCAGCGGTAGGAGGGATAGTTTCTATACACAGCTTGAAGAAGGTAGCTATGTTATTAGAACAGATGCAACCAAAGCTATGGGTGATGGAACAATAAAAGATATTGCATCAGGTAGACGAAAATTTGCAGATGGAGGAAATGTTAAGTTTGTCAAGAGGTTTGAATACGGAGGAAATGTAGACGAAATTAAGATTGCTGGCACAGGAAAAATTAATAAATCTGTTTTGACGCAATTATCTCCTAAGCAAGCTCAGCAATTACTAAAGACATATGAGACTAGACCATTACAAAACCAACAGGTGGATGTGCTTAGTGCTCTTAGGAACAGAATTAACGAAAGAACTATAGCTGCGAACAAAACAAAAGCAGCCGCTAAACCTAAAGATACAGATGAAAAACAATCAGATTCGGCTACCTACCCAAAAACTTTCGGCCTGGTTGGCTTAAGAGGAACAAGATTTAATAAAAAAGTTAAAACTTCAGATAATAGAAAGGTTACATTAGTGGGAGGTACATTACCTCCAGGTGTCGGAGATAAATACGAAGGAAAAATGACGGATGAATTTGTTGGTACAGTAAGAGACATTGCTAAAAGCTTAGCACAAGAGGTTAAAGGTGTTTCAGTTGCCCCTGATGATCAAATTAGAGGCACTTTAGGTAAAACTGGTTTTTATAACGCTGTAGGTTCTTATCTAGAAACAGCATTGGCTGCTGTTGGTGCTCCTTTTGTTAAGGACTCTACTAATGCTCCTATAGATTTTCCTGCAGGGCTAGGGGCGGTTGCTAAAAAATTTAAAATAGCTAGAAATATTCCAACAGATGCTACCAGAACAGTCGGAGATAGTAAAGCTTTGGGGCAGAGAGGAAAAAGTATTGCTAAATTTAAAGGACAGGTCGAAAGATATTTACAGAAATTCTATCCAAAAAATAAGAAGCAAGCAATGGCTTCTGGTGGCGAAGTACCTATCATGGCCCAAGAGGGCGAGTATGTAATCAATAAAAAGTCTGCTAGATCAATAGGATACGGTAATCTTAATCGTTTAAATAAATATCATGATGGTGGCATGGTACAGAAATTCAAATTTGGAGGAGATGTACAAAAATTAGCAAATGGAGGACCGACAGTATCACAACAGCTCGGAAGCTTAGGACTACCTTCTGGCATTAGCGGCAAGCTAAAAAGTGCTTTTGAAAGACTGATCGATGAGTCGAGAGGCTTAATAAGTGGGTTTAGCGCGACTGAAGCACAAATGTACGAGTACAATGCTAGCATGCGTATGATTGAGAGAGCGTCAAAACCATTAGCAGATTCTATTCGTTTAAATAACAATCTTAATCAAAGAACCGGCAGGCAGCAGATTAGAATCGCTAAAGAAGTCGAGAGACAAATAGCTTCGATTATGAACAGTAATACGCATACTACGACATACGCACAAAGATTAGCTAAGCTTAATAGACAAATAGTCAAAAAAGTTGCAATTATTGATCAGGAAAATGCCAGAGTTGCGAAAACAGGTACTCTATATTCTAAGATAGACGCTGTGTATGAGAAATTAAAAGCATCCGTTGCAAAGTTAACGGCCAGCACTAAAAGAGCAGCTACCAGGATGCTCGGAATGAATATGCCTAGCGATCCAGCCTGGAGACAAAAAGGATTATCAGGAAAACCAGTACGAGGTGGTGGTGGTGTAGGAATGGGTGGAGGCACTACAGCTATAGCCATTGCCTTGCCTTTATTAGCAGATGCTTTTAGTAGTAATGCTGAAGCAACTGATGCTGCAACTGCTTCTACGCAGGCTTTCGTTCAGAGTTTGACCACTACAGCTGGTGTTGGACTTTTAGTATCTGACACTCTGGGAGATATGGCTGGTAAAATACCTGGCGTAGGCGCTGCTTTAGGTCCGCTTGTTACCGGTATTGGTCTTGCGGCTACAGCGGCATTTTCGATAGCCAAGGCGTACGCCGATGCTTCGGAGGCAGCAAGAAAATTCACCATAGAAGATAGTAGAAAAAAAATAGAATCAGAATCAGAAAAATTAGCAGAGATACTTGAAGACATAGCCAAAACAGGAAGCATACTTCCAGCCACTATGGTAGCATTAGATCGCTCTGTTGAGCAATCTACGCAGGCAGCTCTTAATGCGGCAAAGGCTATGAATAGTCAATATAGAGCTAGCGTTGTACAAAATACGGTAGAATATAGCGGTAATGGAGATGATAGAGGTGTTATTAATCGCTCCATTATTTTGCAAGAAAAAGGTACTGCTGCCTATTTCAGAAGTTTGATGAGTGTAAATGCAGAACTATCATACATGACAGATCTCCTCCCCAAACTTGCAAAAGAATCATCTACTATTTTTAAAGAGCAGGCTAAAAATATAGAGAATGTGCTTGTTGAAAAATTAAAATCTGGAGCTTCCATTGAGGATTTGATGAGTGCTGATGCTTGGGATAAACAATCTGAAGTATTAGCACGTTCCAATGCAGAAATAGAACAGATGATTCTTGCTATTGATAGCAATACCAATCTTAGCGAAGCGGAAAAAGAAGCTAGAAGAAAAAATATAATTACATTAGAGGCCTCCAGAATAGCACAAGAGAAAGTTAAGCAGGTACAACTAGAGAAGAATCTTGCAGATCTTGCTAATGCTAGCAATAAACTTGTATATTCTTTTAATAGAATACTCTCTAATATGGAGGACTCTATTGCTAGGGCCAATACAGAATTAAATAAGTTAGAAAATAGCGCATCTGACTTAAGATCATCTTTATCTGGTCAAGCATCTTCTGCCGGAACTCCTCAATTAGATAGACTTATATCTGTATTAGAGTCTCCGAGAGGATTTACTAGTGCAGAAAGGTCGGGATCTTTTGCTGCAGCTACTCAGGGTTTCGGAGCTAGTTCTGGAAATATCTCAAAGATTCTTGAGGTTGGAGCAACCTTAGAAGATACAGTATTAAAGACTATTAATCGTATTAGCGCCAATGCTGCCCCAGGCACAACAAATGAAGCCATAGGAGCGCAAGTATCTACTGCAATTTCTAAACAGTTAGCAAACATTGGCTTACCACCAGAACTATCTAATAAACTAGCAAAAGAAATTGGTAATCAAGTATCTAAACTCAGAACTTCTGGCGATGATCAAATTGATTTTTCTGAAATTGTAGAACAAGTTCCTGGTCTTGGAAAAGCATTAGATTCTGTCAAAACTGCTACCAATGCAGTGACCAGTAATCTTAAATTTTTACAAACAGCTTTCCAAAAACTTTCCGCTTCAACCAATACCCTTATTGAATTACAGATAGATTCCAATAACAGATTTTTAAGGTCTCAACAAATTATCATTGATGGGTATGCTAATTTAGCCCAAGCTCTTGGGAAAAACCTTTCGCTTGCACAAAAAAGATATGCTATAGAAAGTCAGATTACAGCCAGAACAGGAGGAACCACAGATCCCACTCAAATCAGAAGGAATATAACTGGTCTGTCTAACCAAAAACAAAATTTAGAAGAAGGCAAGGCCGCAGCTCAGGCAGCACAGGATACTGACGCAGTATTGGAATTTGAAAGACAAATACAGAAAACTTCTGTAAGCTTGAACGAAAACGTAGCAGCTTTACAAAACATGGCAGAAAATACCGATCTTGCATCTGCCGCCTTATCCACCCTGCAACAAGCCCAGGAAAAACAAAGAGCCGGTATAGGCATTATTGAAAAACTTGTAACCAGCACACCAAAACAACTAAATGAACTTAATAATTCTGCCATAAGACTTAGCAGAAACATGGCTGGTGGTTTAAACTTTGGCGCTTCACCAGAACAGAGACAACAAGATTTAGAGCTTTTCAATATGATTGCTCCTTTATTAGGAGATCAGGCTGAGCCATTAAAGGCTAACGTTCTTCAGAGTATGCTACAGCAAAGTGGAGTTGGAATTACTCCTATGTTCCAGCAAATACTGGATACTATGCGTAACCCGCAAGCAGATCCAGTACAAGCTCAGGCTATAAAAACTTATAATGAAGCTATTCAAAAACAAAGCGATGCCAACACTCAATTAGCTCTTATTAATCAAAACTTAGCTAATGACATATCCCAAAAGACTGGAGCTGCAGTCGCTGCTGCTATAGCTCAGACTACAGTTAGGTTTGACGAGGCTCAACTAAAAGATATACTGAGCGGAACAAATAGACCTGATTTAGATAGACCACTACCAGCTCCAGGAAGAGCTACTGGCGGCTTGATTTACAAGGCAGTTGGTGGTAATGTTGCTAACACTGTGTTTAAACCCAAAGGTACTGATACAGTTCCAGCAATGTTAACTCCTGGTGAATTTGTTGTGAATAGAGATTCTACCAGAAAAAACTTACCATTATTAAAATCTATAAATAGCGGAAAGTCTTCTTCTACAAGATATTATGCTGCTGGTGGTTTAGTATCTCCTAATCTTAAGCAAAAAGATACTGATCAAGAAAAAGCAGAAGAAAAAGCCAGCAGAGTAAAAGTTTCTGACAAAGATTACCATCTTATTAATGATGACTTGGTTAATTCTGCACAGTTTTCAGATCTATTTGCTGCACAAGCTGACTATTATCCGGTTTATGGAGCTGATCTTGACATAACTAAGAAAATGAGAGATCGTATCAATAACGCTGGTTTCTTGGATGATATTCCTGTTCTTAGTTCATTGGCCTCATATTTCGTACAATTAAAGGCGGCAGGCATCGTTAAAGATTTGACTTTTGATTTGACAAAGGGGGTTAAACATTGGGAGGCTGGAAAACCAAAAAGAATAGAAAAAGTATATAGACCAGGAGATCAGACTTGGTGGGAGCGTATTAATGAATCTATAGCTGGCAGAGCTGGATCTAATGCCATGCTAGGTAATAGACAGGCGGCCTTGTACTATCCTGTATTTGAATATTTTGGACGATCCGCTACCGGAACAAGAGGAGCTACCCAAAAGAAATTTATTTCTGGTTTACCTGGCACTATTGCAGATCTTAAAAACGGAATGATTGCAGATGTGTTCAAGGGCAGTGGTAAATTAAACACATCTGTTATAGAACAAAATGACTATAAATATTCTGATAAAGATTATGATGATTCAAGAAGCTTAGCAACTCAATCAGCCGTAGCAAATGAATTATACAAATATTTGGATCAATTCCAAAACCAATCGCTGGACACCTCTCAATTTGTAGACGGTGGCAAGTTAGCACCTGGCGATACAGATTTTAGATATAAATCAAATTTGTCTAATTACTCATTAACTGATCAGAGCGTGAAGAGCGTTATAGACACTATATCTAAACCTGTGGACAAATATTTTAGTTTATCTGCAATTCCAAGCGGCAGTAATCTAAGACCATTAGACCTTATTGATACTAATGTTAAAACATTGCATCCTACTGAAGATGGTAGTTTAAAAATATCAGAACAAGGAAGCGCATACCAGGTATCTCAAACAGCAAGCAAATATAATGTTGAACCATCGTCAGTTAATGGTATTATTCAGAGCGTTTTGGAAAATAAATCAAAACTACTAAACCATATTAAATTGCTTAATGAACTAAAGAATAATAAAGCTTCTTACTTTAATACTTTGTCATCTGCTATTATAGACGTCAACAAACAAGATGCTGTTCTAGAATCTTTATTCTCTGGTACACTACCAGGGTTGTACAAAGTTATAAAAAATAATTTATTATCCGAACAATTTAAAGGCGCTGCTAATTTAGGAACAGAAGATCTGGCAGTATTTAATAGTAATCTGAAAGACTCCTGGAATGATAGGGTTACAAACTTTTTACCTAAACCTATAGATTTTTCTATTTATCAAGGTGCGAGCCCATTTAAAGTAACTAAGGATAATACCACAACTAAAGAATTTCCTTGGGTACAGGAAGGTAAAGCTCAAGAAATCATAGATAAATATTTTAGGGGAGAGGCTGAAACCGCAAAAAGAGAAGCTATAGAGAATAGTAAATTTGTATTAGGACAGAAAACAGAGGCCAGTGTAAGACTCAATACTGCTAAAATATTTGGGGATGAATTTCCAGATAAAGATTTGAATTTAGCCTATGCTTATAAAACTATAGATATGCCAAAGTATTCCAAAACAACCGGCTATACCAAACCAGAAGCCGAGAATATTAAAGGCGTAGTGGCTGCAATGAGCACAAAAAGTGGTTTATATGATGTTAATCCCTTTATAGCATCTGACGAAAGCAAATCTCTTATTGGTGCTGGCGAAATCTTTTTCCCAGATCAAAATGCTTTAGAGCAATCTCTTAAAAAATATTACAACAATGATATTGCAGCAAAATATGATAAAAAACAAAAAATTCTAAACAATGAACAGCCATATAATCCTTCATCTGTAGGGGCATTCATGCTTAAAAAAATACAAGATGAGGCGATGGCTCAAATAGATCCTTCTGGCAACGCTAGAGAGCTAGAGCCGCTATCTCAACCATTTTATATATCTGATACCCTATTAAGATTAAAAGATAAAATTCTATCTCAGGTTGGGTCTGAGATTAGCAGAGGCGAAACTGCTGATTTAGTAAAGGATGCTGGTGGCAAAAGTGTTTTTGACAGTCTGGAAACCGCACAAAGTATCGTTAAAGCAGTTGTAGGTCCAGTTACTGGGGCGTTAAGATATGCTGGAATAGCTTTTCCTAATATATCAGATATAGCCAATCTTGCAGAGTATGGTGCTGGACTTATTAGGGCTGGCGATACCGTTGGAGGCTTTGCCAGAAGTGGTAGGGATAATTTTGCTAATGCTTATGGACAATTAAAAAGTCTTGGAGAAATATTCTCTGCTTTTGGTTCAGGTAACGAAGCTTTCGGCTTAGCTAAATTAGGAATATCTGAATATACGCCAGACAGAAGAGGTAATATATCACCTATTAATATAGAAAACGCAAGAAGTGCTGCTTCAGCTATCAGAGATTATGGTAGATTTTTAACAGAGCAGGGCGCATTATTTATGGGTGGTAATGCTGCTGCTGTAGATCAGACTGTTGATAGTAATCTTACAGTTGGTGATCAAACTATTGCTGATATTTTTAAAAGCGGTAAGGTGCAATTAGCAGAGGTGGATGCTCAAGCAGGTACATTTTCTTCTAGTCAAGCAAGCGAAGCTCAAGCACCTAAAACATTCAAAGATATCGGCAAGATGGTTCTTAATCCTTATAGTGTATTTCCTGGAGAAACTAGAAAGAACCTAACAACACCACTTAATAACGTATTGAGTCAAAATGGATATCAGAGAATTGTTCCGCTTATCCAGGGTATTACGGAGCACTTGACTCTGCAAGATAAGTTCCTATCAGATCCAAATAACGCAATTAATCCTGCAGAAAATGCAGATCTTAACAAATTAAATAGAGATTTGCTCTTGCTTACTGGAGGAGTATTAGGAGCTATACCAAATAAAGACAAATTAGATCAACTTAAAGCTGCTAGATCGCAACAACAAAAAGCGATGCAACCACAAACCAGAGCTCGTGGAGGTTTGATATATGCGGCTAATGGTACTCTTGTAAATTTCCAACCTCAAGGCACAGACACTGTACCAGCCATGTTGACTCCTGGTGAGTTTGTTATTAATAGAAAAGCCACACAAAAACACCTACCACTACTCAAAGCTATCAATAATTCTGGCCCTAGTGGCGTATCAGCAGGTGATATGGTTCAAAAATTTGCTTATGGTGGTGTTGTTCAACCTAAATATTACGCAGATGCTGGTCGGGTAACAGCCAACAATAGAGTCAGTTCCGCAAAACCTGTACAAGCAGAAATCAACAAGCAAAGTATTTCATCAGCCAGAACAGCCATTAGCGAAGCTCTTACAACAGGGGCCACAGCAGTAGCTTCTGTATTGGAAAGTATTAGTCTTTCAGAAAATTCTATCAGCGCCATTGCGTCATTTACCAATAGTGTAAGAGATATTATTAATGGCCTATCTGGCATTAGCATTCCATCACAAATTCAATTTACGGGCAATGTTCAGGTTAATTTAACAGGTGCTACTGGTCTTACCCAGGCAGCAGAAAGCATAGTTGACAGTGCTATTAAGAAAGCTTTTGGAGATTTAGGACTAGCTAATGAAGGATCTATTGTTATTCCACAGCGTTACAAATAATTATCAATTAGTAGGTGTATAATATTGTGTTATCTATAGATACAACAAGGAATCAAAATGCTTAATTATCCCATATATCTGTTTGACAATATAGGCTGTACGGTTAGTGAAAAAAAGGACCACTTTCTAGTTACGGGACAATTAGCAGAATTTAACCCTCTTTCTAACCAGCATAGCGATGCCTATGTGCCATATTTGGCCAGAAACGGTATTCACTGGGAGACTGGCATAGGCTTAGTCAAGCAAAAACCAGATGGTAGAATTATAGTAGAAAAATTTAAGGTATTGAATAAAAAGAATACTGGTAGTTTTTTTGGCGTAGAAAATGAATTTTACATATATGCTAATTCTTACAATTTTAACTCTGGTCTTAAAAATATTATCTTAAAAAATTCTTCTTTCAAAACAGATAACATATCTGCTATTTATGTTTTGGATTCTAATGATTCTGACATAGACGTATTTCTACCCAAAGCTAATGATTCCGATAATATTGTGTTGGAATTTCAGCATGTAGAAGGTAGCCACAAAGTCTTCATCAAAGATTCAAACAAATCTCTTTTGAAGATCCTACTCATTAACGATGGCTGTAGATTATTATCTGTTAATAATAGTTGGAAAATTTTAAATCATAAAGATAGCAACAATCCTGGCGTGTCCTTTAACCAGTTCTCTGCACAAGACTTTACTGCACTATCAACTGCTGATGGTGCGGCTGGTAGCATACAATACAATGATGGCGCTGGTAACTTTACTGGCTCAGAATTATATTGGGATAGTATAGAGCACAAACTACTACTTGGATCCAACTCCGAAGAAGATGCGTTTTCCGTGCTGCCAACTTCTGGTAATTACGACACACTAATCAATCAACAAAATAATAATAGTAATTTTATTGTTAATGGTAGCGGCATCAGGAATCTTTATTTTGACTATGATGGCAGATTGGGCTTGAACATCCCATCTGGCACCAGGCCACAAACATTGATGCATTTAGTCAATATGTCATGTTCTGAAGGTATTAGACTAGATAACAGATCAAGCTGTCATGCTGCTAACATCACACTATTCCATAAGCCTAGTGGCACTACAATATCAGATAATGATGTTATTTCAGAAATTTATATGGCATCTAACTCATCAGACAATACTTCTAATGATATTGACTACGTTAGATTAAAGGGTGTGGCAGAGCTTGCTGATGATGCTAACAGAAAAGGTAGATTCGATATTTACACTTCTGATGCCGGTTCCTACATTCGTAGTTTTAGAACCTCATCAGATTATTCACGTTTAGGTATTTCTACTAATAATATTGAATTACATGCCAATTCTGGCATTACCTTGAAACACGGCAGCGAGCTAGTACAAATAAATAGTACTGGTGTTAATATTTCTAGTAGTACTGATATGGATATTAATAGCCCAGATGGCACAGCTACCGTAAATGCATCCACTATTAATCTAGAAGCAGATACTATTAATATAGGCAATAATTCAGCAAATACTGTTTCCTTGCCTATAGCCTCTGCTACAGAACTATCTTCTAATACTATTATTATTCCAACTATTGCTGAGGATAATTTATTATCTATAGATGAAAATAATCAAATAGTAGCTGCTACATCCCCCAAATTACCAATCACAGCCAATAAAGTCCTAACTACTGCAACAAATGGCTACATTACTGGTATTTACGATATTGATGAATTTTTCAGAACAGACAATGATATTAATTGGTATAAATATCCAACTAGGTTAGTTACTATATATAATAGACAAATTATCTTTCAAACATCTGTTTCTTTTGTAGAGTATGAGGTTGGTGATCAGATAGAACTATTAATCGATGGAGTAAAAACTTACAGAACGATTGGTTCTGTTTTTGTAGATGATGGCATAGTAACAGAATTAACGGTTGGACAATCATTAGGAAACACAGAGCTTACTGATATAGAAATGATCAATATCACTAAGGGTGGCTATTTTGTAATGGGTAAAAATGTAGCACCTGGAACAGTAAGTGATGCCTCACAAAATATATTAAGCTCTAGAGCTGGAGTAGATACAACATTCAATCAAGGAAATAAAGAGATTGATTTTAGAGTTTATGGCACGGACCCAGAGCCTGCATTATATGTAAAAGCTAATGTTGGCAAGATAAATACTCCTTCTGGTTTCTATCATCCCTTTGCTATGAGTTTGCCAAAGTGTGAACCTTGTCCAAGAGACAGAATAGCTCAGGAATATGATCCATTTCCTATTACCTTAAACGCTAGCGGTGAAGGCATTAGTAACTCTAATAATTCTGCTAATTATAATAGGACTAATGAAAACGCAGACGACGTTTTATATACCGGTTTATTATCTGATGTTGGTACAAATGGTAGACCTTCTTTTATTGGTACCTATGATCAAAATGGCAATGTATACGAATGGATTGATGATAATGCTGTCACATCTAGACCTAGTTTTATATATGCTGCTGGTGGATCTTGGAAAACTAGTGCTTCAGGCTTAGATTTTTCTGGTAATGATATACAATCTAGTGGCTTAAGAAGCTTACAGTCTCTTAATGCTATTTCTGGTTATGATGATGTAGGCTTGAGAATTGCTAGCATACCAGGCTTAGAAACTCCTGCCATTACCTCTTATATAGAAAATGCAACAGGATTAAATTTGGATTTTGCTACAGTCGGATACGAAAATAATATAGCAGATTCTCAATATATTTATGAATATTCTGAAGATGACGATAAGTATATCCCATCAGAAATTTTTAATCTTGGAAATGTAAAACAGAAATACAGGATCGGCAAATATCCTGTGACCAATGCTCAATATGTAGATTTCCTAAACGCTGTTGCTCAGTATAACGATAGAGGTTTGTACGATAGCAGAATGGGTTCAGAAACTGTTGGTGGTATATCAAGATACAGATCAAGCTCAGGCTCTCCTTGGGAATATAGCGTTAAAACAGGTATGGATAATAAGCCGTTGGTATTTATAGACTATATTAGCTCTTTAAGGTATATTAACTGGCTTCATAATAACGCCCCACTTTCTCCTTCTGATATAGATTCTGTCATTGATGATGGAGCATACAACGTATTTGAAATAGGTACAAATTCTTATATTATTACTAAAAATGCTGATCAAAAATATTATATACCCAATCTAAACGAATGGCATAAATCAGCTTATTTTGAAAATTTAGATAATTTTGCTCGTCAAGACGTATCTGCTGTTACTGTAAAAAGAGAGGACCCATATTTAGTTGGTAGCGGAGTAGATAACGAAGGATTAGTATGCAATACTTATGCAAATCTTAGCGTTAAGGGATGGCTTTATGCTGATCATATTATAGTTGGAGATGGTATTATAAAGTCAGCTAGTAGATACATTAATTGTAGTGGTAGTTTTGCTGGAGGTACTGGTAATGATGTTGTTGGAGGCATAGGAGGAGCTCCAGCCACCGATACCGGTACTGGTAGTGTTTCAGTAGAGCTTAACGCAGATAACGAGGTCATACCAGATCTTAGTGATACATGGGTACCACCTGCAGATGTTGAAGTTGGTAGATTATGCCCAAACAACTGCAAAGAATTTATTAGAACAGCAGACGTACCTTTGACCAGTCCACTATTGGTTAATGCGACTAAAGTTGCTACATCAGATGCCGGAGACATATACTGCATATGTCCTTGTGCAGACAATAATTGTGTAGCTTTGGCTGGTGGCGGATGCTCTTGTCTGGATGCGGACCCACCTGATCTTTTTGAACCAGGAGCAGAACCGGATGAAATAGATCCTAATAATCCTCCTTTTGATAATTTAACAGGTCCAGGTTTCTTTACATAGGGAAATAAATAGTTATGGCAACTGAAAAATGGTATACAATACTAGGCCCAAATGACTGGAATGGATTAAAGCTAGAAACTGGTAATAGGTCTATAGATACTACATATAAAAACATACTCAGCAGTCAGTACTCCTGCCTTGTTGCTCCAACCACTATGTATATTGTTGGTGGTAGTGGCATAGAACTTATTACTCCTGGATTTGTTGACGCTAGCGGTATTAGAGCAATAGAATTAAGAGCGCAAAATATAAGATCCGTCGATGCTTCAGGCAATGTACAGCCACGATATGTAGGAGCATCTGGTGGTCTTATATACAAGGAAACAGATGATACTCACGGTGTCGATGGCAATATAGTTGTTGTAAGCGGTGAATTAACAATGCCCCTAATGGGAGGATCTAATGCTCTATGGATTAATCCTTCTGGCAATAAATTAGAATCATTTCCTCAATTATATTTAGAAGCAGAAAAAATTATACCAGCAGAAGAGCCAGGACAAGATCCTACTGTTATACCTCCAAAAATTTATGCTTCTGGAAATGATGCACAGTTTATTTGCGAAAATATACAAATTGGTCGAGCTTTTCCAGCTTATCGTGGCTCTATTTTAACACACTCAGGAGAAGAAGGCGCTGCTGTTTGGACTCCAGCTAGTTACCTAGATGCTGAAGGCGCTATATTTAGTAGATATCCAAAGAGACCATGTTATATTTATGGCAGAAGACCTGCTTCAACAGCTAATAGTACAGTATTAATTGCTACATCTAGCCCCTCGTGGGCAGGTCTTGGCCTTAAAGCTACTGGAACTCCTGATCCTTTAGATGCAGATCAGGTTGATGGTTTAGATTTTGACAAAGAATTTGGTATGGCCGACACCCTTGCTATCATCAAAGCAACCACGAGAGAAACAACTTATGTAAAATTTGCCTCATCAGTTTCTTACTTATTTACAGATTCTGAAGACGTAGATACAGAAGTTACAGATCTTACTCCAGTAACTGACGGAATTACAGATAGTCTTGGTAATAGCGTATCTGTATTAAGTATTGATATATGCGGAAGCGCAAGTGGCCAAGGTCAAGGAAATACAGGCCTCAATAAACCTGGATACGATTCATCTTCTAACGATGGTCTAGATGGTTTTTATACTTCAGATGTGAGCGGTATACCAGATGGCGCTTATTACATTTATTCTGTTACGCGTGGTGCATATTTTAGTATGGGTCTTGATGCCGATGCTACAAACGAGTTGGTCTGCGGCACAGACGATGTTGCAACCTCTCCTAATCAAGAACCTTTGTATTCATTTAAACCTAGTACACAAAATCATATTAGCATTAGACCTAATATTAGCACATCATTTAATAGTTTAGCAGAGGATATAGATTTTGCCATATATGGTAAAATGAATATTGAACATAATAATTATTCTAAAGATGCTTTTGATAAAGATGATTCACTATTGCCTAGAGGAATGGCACCAGCATTTTTTGTTGATGCTTACCAACCAGATTCTGCATACGGAA